GGGGGGATATGGATGGGATGCAATGGTATATAGTTGGCGCACTAGCCTGTGGAGTTTTCACTGCTCTCATTGCGCAGGGCAAGCACAGATCCGCGATTGGCTGGTTCGTCATCGGGTCTTTATTCGGGATCCTTGGCTTCATTGCAGTACTCTGCGTGCGTAGCAGAAAACTCTGCCGCCATTGCCGAGAATCAATCCACCCGGATGCACTCAGGTGTCCACATTGCCAGGGAGAACAATGAGGCGATAAGTGTGCTTCAAGTGAACTATTCGGTAGACATTGCAACGCGCTAGGTGTTGACGAGAAGCAGTCACACCGCGGCTTGCTAAATCACTAGTTCATCAGTGTGTGGCCGGTTAGTTCCGTGGGGACGGCTATCCGGCCACAGAAGGGAGCCGTATGACTATGACGCAGACTCAGTGGGAACTACTACAATCGGCAAACCGATTGCTGCGAGATGCAGACGAACTAAACTACAAGATTGAGCAGATGACTAGGGACATGAAGCCGAGACTTGACCTTCTCTCGGCTGACCTGGTGGCACTCAGGTGTCAGGTCTACGGGATGCTACCAGCGAAGATCCGCGCAGGTCGCAACGGATCCTGTCCAGATCTGGACAAAGCCTATTGACTGGGTGTGCTATAATAGAGATGTGGATTATGTCGAGTTGAGCGAACGATTGAACTACAAGGTTGAGAAGGTAAAAAGGCGTCGCTGTCCGAGATGCGGACACTGGACACTGACGCTCAGACGCGCTGATGACGTTTGTGCTAGATGCAGATTGCAAATGAAGAGTCCCTCTCATGAGGGACTTCGCGCTATAATGGAACCAGTACCCTAAAAACGACAGAAGACCCAACAAGGGTGGGTCTCCTGACAGATAGTGGACTGCTTGTACAGTCCTCATGTATAGGCATAGATATTATACCACCTGTGTCAATATCTGTCGAGAGAGAGCCACCCGACCAAGTAACTGGAAAGGTGGCTCTCATGCTTCACAGAGACGACGCTAATAATAGTATAGCAGACAGAACGGACGATTTCAATACCGTTGTACGACCTACGGTAGGTAATAATTACGTAGGTAACAGGATGCTTGCCACTGGGCTGCTAGGTGCGGCTGGTGGTCATTTGACGCTTTGCAGGTCTGATGGGACAATGAGTCGCGACAGGAGGGGTCAATGTCGAGACAAGTGTCCATCAAGGAGGCGGCGGAGTTGCTTGGAGTCAGTCGTAAGACGGTGGAGCGGCGTATCAAGTCGGGACAGTTGTCCGCGACAAAAGAGGGACGCTGTTACGTCGTTGACCTTCCAGATGATATTGAGTTGCCGTCATTGTCTGGTCATCAGCCAGCCACAGTCGCGACAGAGACCAGACTGGCCGCGATGGAGGTGGAACTGGAGGCCGTCAGGGGGGAGCGAGATCGTCTCATTGGACAACTTGCGGACGCGTCGCGACAGGTTGACCAATTGACGGCTACTGTTTTCCAGATGAGTCAGACCCAGAAACTCCTCACTGCCCGCGCCGAGTCACGGCGGCAGCGTCCCGGTGTGATTCAGCGTATCCGTGACTGGTGGCGGGGTACGTCGGTGCAGGGTGATGGGGAAAACTAGATTGCGTCGCCGGAGGTGGCGGTCGCTCTGGAGGTCCCGTGTTTCTGTAAGGGAGAGGCTGTCTAACTGGCTGAGGCAGCCGGCTACGGCTCAGCGTTTTGGTGTTGTATTGCTGGCTATTGCTGTTGTGTTTCTGGCTTTACAGGTTGTCTTTCCATCTTCTCATGTATTGTTGGCAAGCCTGTGCACTAATCTGGCGACAGAGTTTATAGGTATTGCGATTACGGTTCTATTCATTGACTACTTGTATCAGCAGCGCGCAGGGCGGCAACAGAGAGACGACTTGGTTAGTCAGATGGGCAGTCCCAGCAATGATTTTGCTCTGGAGGCCGTCCGTAGGCTTAAACTAACTAATGCTCTTTATGATGGGTCGTTACATCGTGCTGATCTGTGTGGGGCTGATTTGCATGGAGCTGACCTTTCTGGCGCTGATCTGTGGGAGGTCATGCTAATGGAAGCTGACCTGTCGGGGGTCGATCTGTCTAGTGCTACTTTACAGGGTGCGGTGCTAAACTCTGCCAAGCTGGTTTGTGCTGTTTTGCAAAGTGCCGACTTGTCCGGGGCTGATCTACCTGGTGCTAACTTGCAGAGTGCTGACCTTATGGGGGCTGCCCTGTGGCGTGCTGATTTATCTGTTGCTGATCTGAGAGGGGCTGATCTGAGGGGGGCTGACCTACAGGAGTCACACCTAGAGTATGCCGACTTGACTGGTGCTATTCTGGACGAGGCCGTTTTGGATGGTGCTTTGTTTGACCGGCACACGAAGTGGCCTGAGGGCTTTACCCCACCCCCGGATGCCATAAATGTGGATGGGGGGGCTGGGGGATTAGGTGGGTGCCAACTCCTCATGGCGCTGTAGATCTCCTGTTGACAGGAAATCCAGACGGCGTGATAATATACTTACATAATTTGTGGGTTTTCAGTAGCCTGTCCGAACTGGCGTGAAGTTTGATGTTTTACATGTAGGTGGATAGTTAAGTTCGCCTGACGATCTGGAGTACACTGTCGGATTTCTGGAGAATGTGATAGAATAAACGGGAACCTTACAAAAGACAAGAGAGCCGGATGGCGGCTCTCCTGACAGAGTAGTAACACTGCGGGAACAGTGTTCTTGTTTGACACAGTTATTATTACAGATGTTATAATCTCTGTCAAGAGCCACCATCCGAAATCTCAATGATGGTGGCTCTTGTGCTTAAAAACGGAAGCGTATCTAACTACATAATAGCAGGTTCAAAGTCCGATTGCAAGGTGCACCCTGTCATGGCCGAGAAGGTGCTCAAGGAACGTCTAGACCTGTCCTACCGAGTGTGGTTAGCACTGCGCGCACATGATCCCGACGGAACCGGGCTGTGGACGTGGTCAGATGCAAAGACGTTGATCGCGGACGAACTGCAGATCATGTCTACGAAGACGATATATAGAGCCATAAAATCTGATGTGTTCTTCTTCAGAAGCAATGGCTATGTTACCACCCGATCCCTCGATGTTGTCTGTCTCTCTCTCAATGTGAAGCCTAGACAGCCGGTGTATATCCCACTCTCGGCGTTGCGTGGCGTGGTCGCCTTCCGGTCATCCGTCTTGGCTGCATCGTTCGCCTCAGAGAACAGCCTCGACTTCCCAACTTCTCTCAAAACAATAGCTATGAGGGTAGGCCGCTCTGAACGCACCGTGTGGTCATGGCTGAGGAAAGCCGATGTCCACATAGAGCACAACAGCCTTGCATCCAACATGCCACCGCAAATACCGGATGACGAACTCGCCTCTCAGGGGTGGTATCGCAGTAAACAGTCTGATGGCACTGTTGAGATGCGCCGACGTTTACAGAACTCGTACCACAGCCAATTGAAGCAAGCGCCAAAAGGTCGTGCGCGCAAGATAAGAATTGAACTACCTGATAAAAATGGGTGTCGGGTTCCTGTTCAATTCATGGCATTGCGCAAACGGGACGCTCAAAAAGCTGTGAAGGCGATTCATCAGATGGGTGAGGGTGACGCTGTGTACGCTCTATGGCGACCACCCACACCGAGAGACAAAGACGGTGCGCGCCTGTGGGAAGGCCACCAGATGGTGAATGGTGAGGTGAGGTTCATGTGATTTGTCTCAAAATTTGCGAATATATAATGGGTTGTTAAGGTGTATCTTGTGGTTGGGCTGATAAAACAACAACAGCAGTTTGAGATGTTGACTGCCTGAGAGGGTAACTACTACGCGGCAATGAGGATGGCAGCATGAGTGTTTATAGGTCTAGACCTATAAAACGACGTACGCAGGCTGAGATGGCAGCGATCAGGCAGTCTATAATGGATGTGTTGGCTGAAGATCGTCCGATGACTGTACGGCAAGTTTTCTACCGTCTTGTTTCAATTGCCGTCATCGCCAAGACCGAAGCGGAATACAAGGTGACGATATGCAGGCTGCTTGGAGAGATGCGCCTGGCTGATCTCATTCCATTCGGGTGGATCGCTGACAACACTCGCTGGATGCGAAAGCCGTCTACGTATTCATCGCTTGAGCAGATGCTACGTCTCACGGCTGAGACCTATCGCCGGTCTATATGGCATGAACAGCCTGTTTACGTGGAAATCTGGTGTGAGAAGGACGCGTTGGCCGGGGTGATCTATGAGGTGACGGGACTGTATGACGTGCCACTTATGGTGACGCGTGGCTATCCCTCGTTATCGTATTTGAACACTGCTGCTGAAGCGATCCGTTATCACTGCAAGCCAACGTTTTTATACTACTTCGGAGACCATGACCCGTCCGGGGTGGACATATCAAGAGCCACAGAGGATAGACTGCGAGAGTTTGCTCCTGATGCGGATATTCATTTTGAGAGGGTGGCTGTAACTCCTGAGCAAGTCAAATAGTGGAACTTGCAAACGAGACCCACCAAAAGAACAGATACCCGTAGCAAGCATTTTCGTGGTGAAAGTGTCGAACTGGATGCGATACCACCTGCTATGCTGAGACGACTGGTCGGAGAGTGTGTCGAGAGACATATCAGTCAGTTTGATCTAGATGCACTTGCACGGACGGAGGCGGCTGAGAGAGAAACGATCGAGTTGTGGATGGACGCACTGAGAAATGGAGCAATGCCGTGAGGAAGCATGACGGTACAGCGCAATCGAGACGTTACCGGCCTCTTGGCCATTGAGAACGGGATAACCAGACACTCGGATGATCAACTACGCGACTCGCCCTTTAGGTGAAAGGTAAATCGAATGACAGATAATCTTCTCTACTACGGCGATAACCTGGACGTACTCCGACGGCATGTGAAGGGTGAGACGGTAGATCTGGTCTACCTGGACCCACCGTTCAACAGCAAGGCCACCTACAATGTCCTGTTCGGCGAGCAGGATGGCAGCAAGGCGGCAGCCCAGATCAAGGCCTTCGAGGATACCTGGACGTGGGATACAGTGGCGGCGCAGTCTTATCAGGAGGTGGTAGAGGCGGGCGGTAAGGTCTCTCAGGCTATGCAGGCCTTTCGGATGTTCCTGGGTGACAGCAATATGCTGGCTTATTTGGCCATGATGGCGCCGCGCCTGGTTGAACTGCACCGTGTCCTGAAGCCGACGGGTAGCATCTACCTGCACTGTGACCCGACAGCGAGCCATTACCTGAAGATGCTGATGGATGCGGTGTTCGGATCAGATAACTTCGTGAACGAAGTTATCTGGCACTATCGTAAGTGGCCCACAGGTAAGTATGCCTTCCAGCGGAACCATGATGTTGTGCTTTTCTACGAGAGGTCTAGTAACAAGGATAGAACCTTCAACCAACTGTACATGGAACGTGCGCCCTCAACACTGAAGCGCTTTGGAAAGGCAAAGATCGTTTCTGCGCACGATGAGACTGGGCGGCGGATACCATCTCAAGTGGCAAAAGAGGAGTCCCAAGGTGTGCGACAGGATGATGTCTGGGACATAGGAAGAGTACCCCCTATCAAACAATTATTTCCAACCCAAAAACCCGAAGCCCTGTTAGAGCGCATCATCCGGGCCAGCAGCAACGAAGGCGACGTTGTCCTCGATCCCTTCTGTGGCTGCGGCACTACCATCGCCGTGGCCCAGCGGCTAAATCGCCAGTGGATCGGCATTGACATCACGCACTTGGCAATCACTCTGATCAAGAGCCGCCTACGTGACGCCTTTGGCGACCAGGCGGTTCCTGAGGTTATCGGCGAGCCTGTCTCATTGCCCGATGCTGAGGCGTTGGCTGCCAGCGATCCTTACCAGTTCCAATGGTGGGCCTTGGGGCTGGTGGGCGCTCGCCCTGTTGAGCAGAAAAAGGGCAGTGACAAGGGCATTGACGGTCGGCTTTACTTTCACGACGAGGCCGAGGGGAGCAAGACGAAGCAGATTATTCTGTCGGTGAAGGCGGGCCATACCGGCGTGGCACACATGCACGAACTGCGAGGGGTGGTAGACCGAGAGCAGGCGGAGATCGGCGTGCTCATCACCATGCAAGAGCCTACCCGCCCCATGCGCACCGAGGCGGCAGGTGCGGGCTTCTACCATTCGCCCGGCTGGAATACAGATCACCCACGGCTCCAGGTGCTGACCGTGGCCGAGTTGCTAACGAGCAAGGGCATTGACATGCCCCCGGTTCGCCAGGTCAGCACGACATTTAAGAGAGCGCCAAAGGCAAAGGGTGAGGGAGCACAGACGATGGAGTTGCCCTTCGACAGTTGACGGCTGTAGTCCACGCCAGTGAGATCAACTATTCGTCAAAAATCCAGGTGGGGGGAGCCATTCAACGCGAGGAGGCCATCAGACACTCTCTGGGCCATCCTACCGACATCAAGACCAATCAGCCATTCTGACCGAAAAGAGGCCGAAAATCGGGCTTCTGTGCTGTTTTCTGAGTCATTGTTCCACCTCCTAAAGCGTGGAAAAATAGGACATCAAGTCGGTTTAGGACACTCTGAGAGAGTGGCGCAAGCGTAAAATCGTATGTTCTGACGGCATTTTAGTGGTGTGGTTGGCTAAATTTGTCCTATATAGTATGGAATAAGACACTCAGCAAGTCCAGATCTGGACTTGGGACGTTGCACCCATTGTAGGATGGCTTGGCGGAAACACTGGGTTCGCGAACAATTTTCTCTATCGTTACGCGTGAAAGGTAGGTGACTCATGGTTGATGTTGTAATCGAGAGTAATGTTCAAACAGAGAACCAGGATATCGAGAAGCAGATTGTACGGTTAGAACGTGATCTAGGACGTTCTCAGGCACGGCTAGAGAAGGCGAAGGCTGAATTCGAGAAGCGCGCTCTCCGGAACGAACCGCGCCACAAATTGCAGATTGAGGTCAACGCGCAGGAAGCCACTATCGCTATTCTCTCAGGCAAGTTATCAGAACTGAAGCACGTGCAGGTCGAACAGCAACGCCTGAGAGAGAAGCAAGAAGCGCGTGCGGCTGTGCAGGACGCAAACGTTATAAAACATGAGATTGACCGTGTCGTGGCTGAATCTGAACAGCGGACGTATGACGCTCTACTTGATCTATTAGTGTTCCTGAGACGCGCAAAACGCAAGACAGGCGAACTACGCGCTAAACTGAACAGCATCGCAGCGCGTGGAGGTGAACATATACCCGATCTGTGGCCTAGTCGGTGGGAACAGGTGGACGTGGATTTCAGTACGTTCGTGCACTCTATCTGGTACGACTCTGACGCCTCCGGTTTCTCGGCCAATGCAGGCCATGAGGCCGAGAGACGAGAAGCCACTGAGACCGACGTGACCGATGCGTGGTGGACCATTGAAAAAAATCGGCACTGATCTGTACGATCGAGTTGACGCGCACGTCGCGCTCATGGCCGCAGTAATGGAAACGACCAAGCGAGACCTGAGAAGCCGCAAGGCCGAGAAGAGACACGACGCGCTTGTGTTCGTCAGAACCGAGTTATTCGAGAGGTATTGTGATGCGCTAGGCGTTGACCCGAAGCGAGCGCGTCGTGGTCTGCTATCGCACTAGTCCGTTCTATCAGGATGGCGTAGGCTGTGGGGACCCTGCGCCACCCTGGAAGGGGGGGATATGGATGGGATGCAATGGTATATAGTTGGCGCACTAGCCTGTG